ACAGTAGTACCTTTTTTAGTAACACTACCACGCTTTGTATTAATAGCATTATCAAACTCTTGGAATTGACTATCTGATATATCTAATTCAGATTGATAACTTACTAAGCCACCTGAAAAATCTCTTATAGTTTTTCTAGCCATTAAAAGTCGTTATAGGGAACAGTTAGAACTGTGCTTCCATCTCTGGACTGTCTTTCAAGGATTACTCGCTGTTTTTGCTCTAACCATTCATTTTTAAAATATGAAATTAAATTTAAGTCTCTAAGTCTTTCTGAAACTCTCCAACAAGGATAGTAAATTAATATTCTTTGATAACGCTCATCAATCTCTGGCTTACCAAAAGTAAGAGTAGTATTGTCGTGATCTACACCATCTGTAGTATTTAAAGTTGCATTTAATCTAACTGCAGTACCACTTGTAATAGTTAATGCAAAAAACTCTCCACTAACTAAAGCACCAGTAACACTCATACCTTCTCTAACTAAAGAGGTACTATCCATCGTAATATCAGCACTATTGTCATCAATATCACAAGTTGCATCTTGAAACATCTTGTGTGGTAACCTATAATAATATACTTTTATTTCTTTTACTTCAGTAGGAGTAGGAAAGATTCCTAATTTATCATCATGTATGTAAAATGCTTTATCTGTAGTAATATTGCTCATAGAAGAATCATCTGCAATATCATTGATTTCATTGATACCTATTCTTTGACAAATACTACCATCATATTCTACTCTGAATATTCTGGTCATTTGCTCTAAAGAAGAACTAGCAGTGTTCCCATTAGATAAATTAGTTTGATACACTGTCCAATCTGTAACCGTATCTGAGTTACTTGTTTTCATTGGATATTCACTCTGGTCTACAACTGAATTACGAGTCGCATATCCTTGTAATAGGTTTGCCTCATCACAAAGCTGAAACTGAGCTTCGTTGATAAGGTCATGTATGATTGAATCAGCTAAAACAGATGAAGAGTCTACACCTGTAATATTTCTGACTTCTGTTGTTATTTCTGATAAGGTCATAATATTTCCAATAAAGAGGGGGAGGTTAATCCCCCTCTAGGTTATTGATTACAGATCTGTCCTTGCAGTCATATACTGTATAACACCATAGTCTTTGCTGTTATAATCAGATATACCTACACCAAAGATTTTTGCTGCAGAAATACCTAACTGATTTCCGTAGTCAAAAGTCTTTTCGATCCAGTTCATAGCACCATTATCTGCAAAACAAGCTGCTTGTGCGCCCATAAAGATGTTTCTAGCACCTTTTACAGATGCTCCACCACCATCAGTGAAGGTACTTACACCTTCGTGAGAGTGGATTACCACACCATTATAGATACCTAAAGCACCTGAAAATAATGGATTACTGTTACCACGAACTTGAGCTTCTCTCTGAATTTGCTGAAACTCATCTAACTCAAACAAGTCATAAGCAACTTCTGGATGAACTACTAAAACATAGTAATCTTCACCATCTACTCTGACTGGTCTGATCTTGTAGTTTGCAGCACCACCTAGCTTTGCAATAGTTTTCATTGCACTAATATCAGCTAAAGTGATTTTATCAGTACCTGCTAACGCAGCTTTTGGATCACTGCTTGCATATACAGAAGCAGAAGCATCAGCTCTGTAATACGCATGAGTACCACTAGTCTGAGTTAATGCTGAGAAAATATCAGCATCAATTAGCTCTGCATACTGCTGTTTAAGAAGATCTAAAGCAGTGCTTCTAAAATTGTAAAGCACTTTACTGTTTTCAAATCTTCCTGTATCCCTTACAGCTAATCTCTTTTGATTTAAAGAGACTGTATTAGCGTAAGTAGCAAGATCCTGCTCATTACCTTCTAATGTTGAATCACCAGTAATAGCACTTCCTGTAAGCTGAAGTACAAGACCAAAGGTAACATCTTTACCTACACCTTCTTCTACTTGCTTTACATGAATTGCGCTTCCTGGCCCTTCACCCATAAATTTACTAAAATAGATTTCTTTACCGACTTCGACTGAGAGTTCTTTCGCCCACCGAGAGACCTCTAAGCCTGATGCCCAATCTGTTGCCATACTAAACTCCTTATAGCATTGAGGTTTTTAACTAAAACCCAGAACTAACATCCATCAACGCTTTTCTGCGAACATCATCAGGTAACTTTGCCCATTGCTCTGGAGATAGACTATCGTAGTCTGTGTCCGACTCGTTTCCTGTACTAACATTAGACAGTGTGGTCGGTATCTTTGTTGCTTCCGTTGCTTTTTTAGCTTTATCTACCTGTGAGTTCGGAGCAGCATCAACTGGTTGTTGATTCTGAATATTCCAAACATTATAAGCATCCTCTATAAAAGTGATGCCTCTTTCATCGCCAAATGCAGCTATCTTCGCTAACTCGTCTTGACCTAACTCTGGGTGTGCTTCAATAAAATCATTCATCATAGCATCCATAGCACTATTATACTCTGTCTCAGCTTTCTTTGCTTCTTCAACTTGGAAACGCTGTTCAATTATATCTTGTGCTTTTTTAGCAGCCATAAACTCAATATACTCTTTCTGCTTTGCAGGATCGTATTCATCGAACTCAGGTTCTACTTCAGGCTCTTCTTGAGGCTGCATAGAGGTCTGTAGATCTTCTACCATCTTGCGCAGATCACCAAGTTCATTGGTCTGTCTGCCGTTTAGGCTTTGTAAGTTAGTATAAGACTTATCCCTTTCCTCAGCGAACTTCAAAAGATCTTCAACGGAATCAAATTGATTATCGCCTACTTGTAACTTTTGCTCTTCTGATTCTGGGGTCTCGGTTGATTCTGCTTCAACCTCAGCTTCTTCATTTACAGGAGAACTTTCATCATACTCTTCACCAGATAGTTCTTTTTCCTTATCAATATATTGAAACTCAGATTTATTCATTTGACATTACTCCTTCTCCACTCATTTGTGGGGGTTTTTGTTGTTGTTGTGACTGGATTTGAGCTTGTCTTTCCTGCTCAAACTTCTCCAGTATCTCATCGGAGGCTTCCATGTCGGATAGTTCTACGAATAATGGAAATAAGCTAGCGTATCCATTACGAACTAATTCCCCAACTTGGTTCGCCATTAACGCTCTCATCGTAGGAGTATTTTGACCTTGATCTAAGACCACATCAAACTCCATGTTCGAAAAGTTCGTTAAAAATTTGTTGATAATTTGGTTCACTTGTGCTTGTTCTTCAGGTTCAACTGATTCAAACTCTGAACCGATAATTCTTTGTATCTTCTCTACAGAGTAATACTGTTGCATATTTACTATCGCCATTTCTAGCGTATTCTTCTTACAAGTATCTAAGTTCTCCATTTGTTCCATTAAAGTATTCATTCCCTGACGAATACGAGTCTGTACAGCGAGCCCTGATTCTGTTGAAGATGTTGCCCTACCCATCATTGGGTCTGTAGCACCACTTATCTCCTTTGCATCGAAATCACTACGCTGTTCAAATGAAGCTATCGTTGGTACAAGTGCTGTATGCTGATTAGACCACTGACTCATAAAATCAGATATTCTTCCTTTGTAACCAGGAATCCCGATCCATTCCCCGTTTGCAGAAGCTCTGTTCATCTGTTCAGCAGTTACCTTGTTCCCTGTAAAGATACCACCACCCTTTGGAGAACGATTAATAATATCTAAGGCTTGTGACCTACGCTTATTCTTTTCTCTTTGAGGGTCTTTTAAATTTTCTACCAATCCAAAAGTATCCACAGTATTACCATAATCTTCAAAAGTATAAAAGAATGGTATTAACGGAAACTGATTATGTTTGTAAGGATTTGGTGTTTTTTCCTGTAAGACTCTAGCACCTGCAAAGATAGTAACATATGTCTTTGGTACTGTCTTTGTCGCTACTTGAAGTTCTACAGGTGCAACCTCCATTTCAGGTCTTTCCATAATCTCCCTGATCGCTTCATTTGCTTTTCTCTTGGTCTTAAATCCTTCTTGAGAAAAACGACCTGACTTTGGATTTACAATAAAAAATTCTTTTTCATACTCTCTTTCCCATAGCTCTACAATACGAATCTTCTTCTGATGTGCATCCATATTATAGGCTTCCATGCTCTTAAAACCATAGTTAGGGTCTACATTCTTGTATTTATTACCCATTTGCATCCCTAAGAGCGTTTCTTCACCCATAAGGGGTTCTTGTATATCTTCAGCTTTTTTGATGTCTTTAAGCGCGTCTGGGAACATATTCTTAGCTTGAGTGATAGATAATAGTTTAGTACGAGCCAACCTACCCCATTGTGAACAATCAGGAGTTGTGGCTTCGGGATCCATCAGTACATTAGCCCATGATTCTCTACGAATACTTATCTTACTATCAAAGTATTCACCTGGCTCTACGGACATATCCACCCATCCTCTACCTGTGATCACACCGTCCTTGAATACACGGCTAAAAACATTGTGTAAAGATTGACTTTTATCTAGGTGATATAATAAAGAAGTAATTAACTTAGCTTCATTATCATCATTCATTTCTACGGGTCTGGCACGGTATGATGTTCTGCCCTGCCGTTCAATTCCTGTCACTAGATTGACCTTCGGAAGAATAATATTAAGCTGAAGAGGAGGACGACCTTCAGATCTTAATTTGGAAATGTCGGCATGATCCCATTGTCCAGTTCCGTACCCACCCGTGTAAAAATACATAGATTCTCTTGCAGACTTCATAAACTTCTTGTTACTACTCTGCATTGCTTGAAAAACTTCGTGTAAATATGCTAAATCGCTCATGTACCCATCCAACTTGTTGCTTGTCTAAAGAAACTAGGGGTTCTGTACGAATCCCTGCGTTTTGGTTTATTCGCACCTTCAACAGCATGAACTAGATACCTGACACAGTCCATAGCGTGGTCATTTTTCTTCACAGGCTCTTCTGGTGCGCTTTTTTCACTATGCCCGTGTTTTAATTCTTTCCATTTGTAATCCATTATCTCATCCAATAAGAATCCCATATTCCTGACATCAAAGAACTTTAATTGACAATGTCCGTTCTTATCGGTTGTTAAGTAGCGTGCTACCCTATCAAATCCTGCTCTTTTGTCATTATTAGCTCTCTCCCATTGTATGCCATATTCTTCCCACTCATCAGCAATAGAGTAACCGTCCCTCTCCGTCCTGTTGATAGAAGGATCTGCGATAAACTCATAGTCCATACCAGTCTCCAACCTATCTTCAACCATCGGCACTATCTCATCTATACGCATCTCATCGCCATAAATTATATCATAGACAAAGATATTCTTCTCATCATCTACGGCTGCAAATAGTATGCAGGTCGGGTTTTTATAACCATAGTCGTAAACCACATATCTATTCCACCACTTGGGCATTTCAAAGGGTTTTATCACATGAACCTTTTCGTCAAACATCGGATAGACCAAACCTGCAAAATCGTCCCAACTGCAATATACATAGCGATTAACCCACATTGGAGGCATGGAGAGTAAATGTTTGATGTAGTCTGCAGGGAGGTGTGGGTTATCGCTATAAACTTTAACTTCTTCGTCTGTTTCAGGTGGAGGTACATCGGGTGTCCAAGTACGAGTTTCTATCAGTCTATAGTCACCTTTTGTCTTATTCTGCTTTTCTTTATGTTGTTTGAACTTCTTCCATACCCAATCATGTCCTGCAGGGTTGCAAGTATGAAAACTGCAACGCATAACACCTTTCTTTCTCAACTGACCTGCCGCAGCAATAAAGGTCTGCTCAGAAACCTCTTCTAACTGGTCAAAGGCATACCACCCTAGATTCATCGACTTAATACGCTGTATCGAGTCCCTAGAGTCATCTAAGGCCATATACACGATCCTTGAACCATTCTTAAAGATAATTTCTCTATCTTGAGACCTGTGCTTGGAAACAAAACCACCTGCTAAGTCCAGGAGTTGAATCAATGTCGATTTTTTGAACGCATCTAATACTTTTCGTCCCATTAGTCCTAAGTTATTCTCATACGCTGCACTCTGTTGGATCGCTTCCATGCACATGGCCTCGGTCTTTCCTGTACCTAAACTGCCTGCAAGCAAATGATGCTTGCTCCAACCTGTATATAAATGAAATTCTTGCTGATGTGGCAAAGGATCAGTTGGTGTCCCATCTGGGAACTTATATGTAATTAATATATCGTTACTCATGCCTGATTCTTATATAACTCTTTCCAATCTATTGGTAAGCTACCGTCCGATTCCAAATCAAAAATCTTTATCGCTGTGTCCACAATTTCCCTAGATTCTACTTTATCCAATCCGTATAAACTCCGTAATATGTCAAGTAAGAAGTCTCTAGGTGACAAATATTGAATGTTACCTTTGCTGTCTACGGCATATGGATAATACTTCATTTTATATTCTTTATCATTTTACTACGCTCTTTTGGTGTAATTCCTGCGACCATGACATTTACTTGCGTATTATTGTTTTGCATCCTATCTCTGTACTTATGTGGATCTAACGCTTTTAACTGAAAGATACGCTCTGCTGTGTTTTTCGCCTCTGAAGCCTGTTCATACGATAGTTTCTCTAATCCGTCTAAACGCTCTTGATTAAAGGACTTACGCAGAACATCCACAGCTTGTGCAAACTGGGGGTCGTTCTTCATTGCGTGCTGAATACTACCGTAATAGAACCCCATCTTATTCGCTGCTATGGACGGAAATCCGTGGCAATCAACCATTGTCTTTAAGAAAGCATCTTTTTTGTCGTCTGTAAATCGAACCTTTTGACTGGTGTCGATCTCTAGTGTTGATAAGAAGTTTGCATAGTATTTGTTGTCATGCAAGTTCTTTACTGCTTTATTGACGGCAGATTTCTCCATCTCCTTCGGTGATTTTTTTCTGTGTGCGTCTTTCAAATTGC